CTCCAACTGTTTTTACCTTTTAAACATATAAAAATGGATTCTATTGAACAATATTTAAAGGCTAGTAATGCTGCACCTTCAGTAAAATTGAAGGTGGCAAAGGCACATTCTAGCTTGTTAGCAGAAGGGGTGACGAGTAATACCCAGTTGCCTCCTGATCTGCTTCATCGTTACACTTCCCGAAAGGCTTTTGTTAAAGTTGAGAATTTAACTTATAGGAGCCCTTTGGGTATAAAAAAGAAAGCACCCCGTTTAATTCAAGGTGCGACACCTGAGTTTATTAGTCAGGTTGGTCCTTTTTTTAGTGCGTTTCAAAGGTATATGAAACGTGTTTGGTGTAAAAAAAATTTTTTATATTTCACATCTGGAGCAAACAACAAAGATATGGGGGATTTTATGAATGAATGCCCTAATTGGTCTACATTTGAGAATGATGTCAGTGCTTGGGATGCAAGCTTCAGTGAACAGTTATGTGCATTGGAAGTTTGGATTGCAGAACAATTTGGAGCACCCCAGATCGTGTTGGATATGATGAAATATAATATAAAGACCCATGGTGTTACAACCAATGGGTGGCAATATGCTTGTAAAGGAACTCGTAAGTCTGGAGATCCATATACATCCTGTTTTAATTCTTTGTTTAATGCCATGATCCATTTGTTTGTGTTTTCTTTGCAGTCGGGCGTTTTGCCTGGTGAATTGAAATATCACATACGAATGATGGTCATGGGAGACGACAATTTGATGAAACATGATGGTGAGGAAATCAATTTTTATGACGATTTATTGTCCCTTGGGTTTGATACTCAGAGTAATTATCGTTATAATGATTACGAGGTTGAATTTTGTTCTAGCATAATGGTTACAAGCAAAACAGGATTTTGTTTTGTTCCCAAACCCGGGAAATTGATTAGTAAGTTTGGTTATTATGTTCAACCACCTAAGGTGAGCCGCAATGAGATATTGTATGGAACCATGTGTGGGTTAGAACATTTATCCTTTCTAAAAATTTTTCACTGTTTTTTATTAGGTGTTGGTAAGTTTTTGGAAAGCGAAGGTCGGGTTAGGGGTAAATTTGTGGACCGTCAGGAGTTGGCAGAACACAAAATACAATTTACTAAAGTTTATGGGGATGAACATTCTGATGACTTGTTGAAGTTACGGTATGGTTTTAGTAATGAAATGTATGAAGTGTGTTGCCAGCAACTGTTGGCAGGCAATATGATGCATAGTTATGTACAAGCTCTATTTGATAGAGAAACAGGTGCAGACAAGGTGATATATTGCATTTAATTATATGTTGGTGGAGTTAACCCCCAACATAGAAAAATTGGAATAATTCCTATAGGAAAATAAGTTGTTTTCCTTGCCTTAGAGGCTTACTTTTTTAAAATCAACTTCTTTAAGGGATAGTTGTTAAGAAAAATTTCTTGTTAAAATTCTTTTTAAAACAAATCATGTCGCTGACCAAACAATTGACAATTGTTTGCTAGCTAACAAATATCTTAGAGGGTGTCTCAAAGATTGTAGTGGGACTGCTTGGCAGACACTATAATCGATGAATCCTATTCGAAACCTCTGTGGAAGGTCGTTTAGATTAGATAATGTTTGTTAGTTTTTGATCGAGTCAAAAACTTGTGCATACTCACCCTGTAAAGTTTTCCTACATGCCAAAGATGCTGTTTAAAGGTCGGGGTAACTATTTCCCTAGAGTGTGCATTCGTAGAGTGGGTTCTCTAGAAATGTCATTGAATCAAAAAAAAAAATAAAGTTGCTAAGAAAATAGCAAATCAAATAAAACAAGTAGTAGCTGTGGCAAAAGTAAAAAAT